CGAGATCGTTCGCTAGAACGAACGTAGGATCACCTGCAGTACCTGCTGGATTAGTTATTGTAAACCCTGCGGCTGGAGCCTGTAGAGTTCTAGATGCGGCAGTGCCTGCACCGGTCCGGGCCACGAGTCCTGAAGAGGACAGCCCGGCCACGGCATCAAGGTCCGCATCCCAGGCTTGCACATTCGTTCCAATAACTGAGCCGAGGGTAGCTCGTGCGGTAGTGGCGTCTGCATCATCAATGAGAGTCCTACCGTAAGCAGAAAGGTCAGTAGTAGTAGCTGTACTAGCAGAGTCAAAGTAAGGTAATTTATTCGCAGCTGCTGTAGTCGTTGCCAAAGCATTGAGTTCATTGTCTGATACTGCAACCACAACTGTATTCTGAGGACCTGTGTCTGTAATAGATACATTAGCACTACCAGTAAGTGCACGTTCTGAAAGAAGAGTAGCGTTATTGCCTACTGTGACATAAGGAGCATCAAGCACTGCCCCACCACCTACAGCAGTCATTGCATCTGTAAGTTGACTATACGTAGCAGGCTCTTGAGCAGTCAAAGCATCAGGAAGATTAATAATCTTGTAATTATTCATATCAAGATTACTAAGCATCTGATTAGGCGTTTGCCCATCACGCGACAGCGTCTTCTCCATAGCAATCTCAGTATTATTGTTATTGTCCGCTAAAGCGGTAACAACTGTAGATTCATTCTGAAGATTAGCTACGTCTTGTAAAGTTAGTTTAGCATTAAGTTTTAACGCAAGTCAAGCAAATGAGAGACGCAGGACGTGTTTCTGTACCACCGTCTGATGCAGATGTGAATGAGATAGCATGCGTATGGTCAACACTTTGTGTAGAAGTGTTACCTGAAACAAGATGGGTATGTGAAGAGTTATTTGCTCCAGTTACATTGCTAGTATTGGCATAAGTAGATGGTGCCCCACCGCCACCAGGATTCCACTGACTAGCTGAATATAATCCAAACAGTTCATTATGAGTATGTGTCGCACTTTCAGTACCAGATGTAATACTTACAGGATGTGTATGCGAAGCACTTTGAATAGCTGATGTTCCTGAAACACCGTGTGTATGCGCTAAATTCTGACTAGATTGAACTTGACCTACAGCTGTAGTAGAAGTCCTAGAACGTCGATATCGACCTGTCGTAGTGACATCAGGAAGCTGGATAGTTCCAGTATTCATAAGCCAAGGGGAGACAGCGAATGCCGAAGAACCGGACGATGTCGCTGCAAGAGAGATTGTTATTTGAGTAGGAGAGTCAACAGTTACAATCGTACTACCTGAAGTAATACCTGTACCGAAGACGAAGTAACCAGCTTTATAGCCAGTTGTTGATGGAATACTTGTAATTATGAAACTACCATTAGTTCTTGTACCTGATGTCGTAGTTGACATCACAGCATAAAGAGCTGCATAAGTACTGGTAGAAATTACAGAACCATCTAGTTCTAACCAACCTGCTGGAACGAAGGGAGCTAAGAAGTCAGCTACCTGTCCAGTAAAAGATGAAGTGCCTATGGCAGTCCAAGTAGTACCGCCTGCTCCATTGGATACAGGAACAGTTCCCAGAGCTGCTGTATCAGCACCTTTAGATTCGTGAAGGTTTGAGCCTGTTAGAGAGGCGTGTGAGACGTTTGCCATATTATTCCTTATGAAAGAAAGGGGGAGTTACCTCCCCCGATCTATTAGTCGCGAAGATACCGGATACGGATTTTAATCGTACCAGCAGTAAAGTTGGAAGTATTAACACGTAGACAGATGTAACCTGTTTGCGTAGTTGTAGTTCCGAGCAAGGTACCACCGAAAGCTGTTCCGGGGATAGTTGCAATTACTTTCGCACCAGCTGGGGTAAAACTGGCCAGCGGGAAAGCGGCTAAGAAGCCGGTTTGCGCGAGGACAGTTGTACGGTCGGTAGCTATAAGACCAAGGTCAAATGTAGTACCGGCGACACCAGCCGTTTCAACGTAAGTCTCTACTTCCTGAACACGAACACTTTTGGGGAAGAACACGTTATCGTTGATAATGTAGTTCGTCGCACCAAAGGGGAACGCAGCAGCAGTAAAGTTTAGAGTGAACTCGATTTCTCGAAGTTCGGCGTAAGTCTTGTATTCTCCACCAGTCGAGGGGACCGCAGTCTCCGGACCAATTTTAACATACAGACCACTGTTGTCCATATATGCCATGTTGTGTTCTCCTTAGGTCAGTGTGCCGATGTCGGTGAGGACAACGCACAGGTTTTCAGGACGATACACAGCCACGCCATACTCGCAGATCGTCAAGAACTCAGTCTGTTGGAGATCTTTGTTATACTCAGATTCAACAGTGGGCATTTGACGAAAGGCTGCGATGAATGGGGTCGTCTGGCCAGGCTCAGCGGAGAAGAAGAGATTGGCAACACCAGTCGTAACCGACTTAGCGTTAACAGTCTCAGCAATTCCTTGAGAGAGGTAGTTCGACACGTAGACATCGAATCCACCGATGCTAAAGCGGAACTGGAAGCCAGTCACCAAACCTTCGCTGGCGATCATGTTCCATTTAGGAACAGGCGACAGGAGTGTCTGGACGTTGGTCAGGCTTTCAATCGCGTAAGCAACAGAAGGATCGACAACAGCCACGAGATTGCGCATCGGGACGTTCGCCTTGCGCAGAGCGTACTCTGCCAAGAAGAAGTCCTTCAGGGCCATAACTTGGGAAGCGCCAGAGCCTACCCAACGATGCTGAGCATTGTTGAGGATGTTCTGGGAAGAAGCGGTTTGCGAAGCATTAGCACGGTTAAACACGCGGGTTTCAAATCCACGCATAATAGCCAGATGCTGTTCAGGTGCGAAAGCAGCCTGAACTTCAGCGGACCAGAAGGAGTCACGCTTAAACTTATTCGAAATGGCGTTCGCAGAATACTTATACTGATCAATCGTGAATGTGAAGTTACCAGTATCAAACTTGTTGTATTTGATAGCTTGACCTTCAGCGAAGTCAGATGTTTCTGCTCGACCGAGTCGAGGAATGTTTAGTGTGGTTCCGTCCGGAAACTCCGTGATTGTGCGAACAAAGCGCATGGCGAACAAATCATCCATAAATGGACGGGTAATCTCACGTGAATAGAGATTAGCCCTAATGAGATGTTCGTTGGTAAGGGTGGTAAAACCACTTGCCATACGTTAGTCTCCAATTTATCTATGACCAAACCTATTGAAATCACCGTCTTCGAATTCATCTCCGAGGGCTATATAATCTTTAAACATTTGATCTTGGGTTTTCGGGTCACGATATTTCACTGGATCGGTCTGCCGCATCTTTTGATAGAAGGCATTGGTGCGCTTCGTTGGACCTGCGAAGGGGTCACTTCCGCGGGTAGATGTGGGAGGAGCCTGGAAGGTTTCTCCTTGACGTTGCCCTTCAAGACCTAGAGTACGCATAAGCGCATCTGGGTACTTTCGAGCCATATCATTGAAGAAATCTGCCGTCATTCCAATTGACGATATCTGTTGTGAGACAAGCTGCTTATAGTTTGGGCCTAAGGCTGCTTGCAGTTTAGACTCAACCGTTCTAGCGTTACTCTCTTCAGTATCTAACTGCTTATTCGCAGTTATATGCTGTTTGATCATGTCAGCTAGTTTTGTTTCGTCTAGGACGGGGGACTTGTCTTCTTGGCCTTGGGGTGGATTGGCTCCTTGAGACTGCTTCAATTCCTGCATGTATTGGTCTAATGTTTCCTTGAGCTTTGGTCCTGCGTTGTACTCGTTATGAAGCTTTGTATAGTCTTGCCTAAGCTCGTCCATACGGCCCTTCATGTGTTCGATGTACAAATCCGATTCAGCTTTCCCTCTAGCGAGTTCAGCAGGAGATTTGAATTTCTTCCCTTCTCCAACTAGCTCTTCGAAGTAGTCTTTGTTCGGATCAATCTGAGGCGGGTCTGCCTGTTGATTAGTGTTGTCTAATATATTCATTTCTGTTGGTCCAGATTTATAAGATTTTTAATTACGGTGGATGCGGATGCATAACCGTTACGGTGAGCTTGTAGATAAGCCCAATTAGGATTGTCGTACACTGAGATATTTCTCTCAGCTGATCCTAATTCTTTCTGCTTCATTTCGATAAGCTGATTAAGCCTTTCGAATACTTCGCTAGATCCACGTAATTGATTTACGAAACGTTGCTTCTCTTCGGGGGTCTGAAGATGGGCCGTCCATATTTGATTCATTGAGGTCCTTGCGGGGGTGGGGCTGATTGCTGTTGTGGATGAGGCTGTAGGTCGAAGTCTTCACCCATACCAGATGCTGTTTGTGTAGATTGCAACGTCTGCTCTTGCGTAGCTTGAGCCATACGTTGTCCTTCACCTTGTTCGATTAAACCGATCCAGGGTGGGAAGAATACAGAATCTTGTTCAACGTTGAATGCCCGTTCAAACAGCTTAGCTAGATTGACTGTGGACATATGGGGCTGAACCAACGGGAACAACGGACTTCCAGCCATTGACGTTAGATTTTGGATAAGCTCTGCTTGTTCTGCGAAGTGTCTCGAAGCAACAGGTCGAATGCGGCCAATGCCGGTGATGTCTTCGACTGTCAAGGCTTTGAATGAAGCTGCCTTAAGCTCATCATCGAACACCTGAATCGTCAGAACTCCAGTGAGGTTACGCCTGCTGAGTTCCAGCATGGCGTTAAGTACACGTTCTGTGATCTGCTCTTCGAATTGTTTAATCTTGTTCTGGAAGACACGGGACGCAGCATTTTCAAGGCGTTGGACTTCGTATTTTGTCTTTTCACCGGGCGTGCGAAAACCCATTGCTTCCTTAGGCGCACCGGCCATCTCTTCCATCATATTCAGATAGAAACCGATGGCAGTATCAGCCATCATGATCTGAACTTGCGGTTGAACGATATCTACGTCGCCTTCTTCAGAGACATTAATGATCTCGCCTGGTTGCCAGACGAAGTCTTCGACGAAACCCTTGACCTTGATGACAGGATAAGCGGTCAGATCCCAGACGTCAGCTTTGGTATTCTCGATATGATCGATACGATATTGCATACCGACGAGATTATCGAGAGGACCCATGCCCCACAAATTGTCCTGCTTCTGACGCCAAGGGGCGTGGAAGATCGGAGGGAATCCGTAGAACGAAGGATTAGGCTTACTGCCTATAATCTTGTGGCGGTCAACGATTGTGAAGACGTAGTTCTTATAAAGCTTGTCATTGTCGATGTCATACATGTCGCCATAGAACGTCATGATCTCTACCGAAGTAGAGGCCAGATATTGTTGAAACGAAGAGAACCCATCGATGTTATACAGAGCATCTCGCTGAGCCCATTCACTGGGAGACTCACGAGCGTCTGTTCTAATCTCTTTGAGATACTTCCATAGCTCTTCGTACTCTGCACGATTCTCATCGTTAGACATACGATCAAGCATCTCTTTGAGTTCACCTAATCCTATGACGGATTTAATGATCTTAGGAGCTTGCTCGAAAGTAGGAGATGTAGGGTTCATAACGATATCTAGAGGAGATATACGTTTCAAAGAAGGACCGACATACCCAGCTTGGATAGCATCAGTAGGCTGTTGAACTCTCTGATCTGTCCACTCACATGTAACAATGCAGTTGCCATAGTCGATGTAATCCATGACTATCTTGTTCATCTCAGATTTAAACGAAGGCTGAGACATAACCCACTGCATGTAATTCTTTATAGCATCGCGCTTGGCTTTGCTATCTGCAGCTTTCTCATTGGCTTCCCATTCAACAGGAACACTGTTAGGAAACATCGTAGCGGTGTAATTCGAAAGAAGATTATCCCTGATCTGACACAGCTTTGGAATAGTAGT